CGATCCAGATCATCGTGTATTCGCCCGGCCCAGCATTACCGTCGCTAGAATCTATAAACCTACCACGATCCATTAAATCTTGATATTGCGCACGTTCCTCGTCAGAAAACCCTTGGATCATGCTGTTATTGCCACCCGTTTCTGGTAGCTTCATGTATAGGTTTTGATTGTCGTAGCCGTAATCGTAATCTACTTCAAAAGAACTTTTTAGTTTAGTGCTAAACCCAACATTATTTTCTCTAACCTGTTCTACAAAAGGCAAGCCTAACAACTCATCCGTAGCCCAACCTTCAAAATTTGTTCCCGCTAGTTCTCCACGGTTAGGATCAAAGTTTGCAAAGGCATAATCTTTTTTAGTTTGGAGGTCAGCGGCGTAAGTATCCCCCTTTAATATTCTTGCATACCAACTAGCTAAGTTAAAATCGTCGGTAGTAGACTCATCCGTAGGCGTAGGCGTAGGTGTTGGCGTAGGGTTAGTATTTATAGGGTCTATAACGGGGTCTTTATCCTGACCATCATAAGGAGCAACAGTGCCGCTATCGTCCCAAGATGCTCTTTGACCTTTAAATGCTGTTCCATCTGCGTTGTAAGTACCGCCTAAAGTTTTTCCATCACCCGAAACTAATGTGTACTTACCTTCTACGTCTGGGTGAGGTATTAAAGTATAAGGCGTGTAAGTAGGCGTAGGCGTTGGCGTAGGCGTAGGCGTAGGAACAGATATACCTTTTGGAGGATTACCTGAATCATCATAAGGGTCTTTAGGTTTAGGTTTAGTTCTTGGGATATAGCCGCCTCTTTTACCTGCCATTTTACGTAATCTCTAATATGCTGGCTACAACGTGTAGTCTGTTAGCAGTAGCCGCAGTGACTTTTAGTATCTCAGTAGGTTGCAATACCAACGGGGCAGTTAATAATTCTACAGTAGCATTAGCGCCAATAGCTTTTGTCTTAAACAAGCTAAACACCGAACTACCATTAGTTACAGTAACAGTAATTGTATCCGCATTACCAGAGTCTTCAGAGACTAATATAGACTTAACAATGCCTGTAGTTAGGCCAACCGCTGTGTACAGCGTAGTTACACTAGTAGCAGTTAGGTCGAGTTTTGCATTTACGTAGGTATTAGCCATTAGCTCATAAACCAAGTAGAGGCTTCGGCTTGCTGATTATACGTAGCATTGCGAAGCGCGTTGTCTAACTGATTAAAGTAGATACGTAGTATCTTGTTAAACTCTTCAAATTCTTGTGCAGTATACTCTTCTGGAGGGTACGGAAGCGCGGGCGCACGAAAGAGTACATTATATCTAGTACGGTCTACAGCCATTATCGTCTACCATCAGGTCGCATATCAATTCGGGGAGAACCCAACTGCCAAGTTACTCCTTCGGCGCTAGACTCTATTTTCATAGCCATTTGACGGCCTCGTACACGAGTATATACTTCGCCTGTAAACTTCTCTACAGGTGTTACAGCAGTTCTAGTAATAGCGCCAGTGTTTGATCCACCCTCAGACAACGGGTTGTTATACCCTGAACCAGAATTAGCTAGAGGTAGCAAAGACATAGTAGCACTAGGAGAGTTTACTAGAGACCCATCAAAAGTAATATCTGGTATCAACCGATGAACAAACATAAACTGGTGCCCATCATCAAGATCAAACTGAGCAGACTCTATAAAGGCGGCGATAGGAGCTGTAGTACCTGTCTCATTGTCGTCAACGCCTTCTTCATGGTCAACTAGATTAAAGGTATAAGTAGCTGCTAAGGGGTTGTTTCTAAGTCCAGAGTCTAACCAAGCAGAGCGAGACAAGGTGCCGTAGTACCATACATCTTCTAGGTAGTTATACACCACATACTTGTTTGCTACCGTAGAGCTGCTAGAGCAGTAGAACCACCATACTTCGTGATATGACTCTATCGTGCCAGCAAATACTTGTGGGTATTGAGTAACATTAAAATCGTTAAATATAAACTTACGTAAGTCACATCGTAAAGGCTTGGTACGTCCATCGTACATATAGAACTTGTCTCTACCCATCCAGTAAGCTACACCGTTTGCATAGGCTACAGCATTTTGTGATGCTATAGATATGTTCTCACCTACTAACTGAGCAGTCCAAACAGCGGGTGCGCCTACATACTGTAACGCGTACAGGGCAGAGTCTGTCCATACTAGTACTTCTTGGCGCGATTGTTTTGCAGCAATAATGTTGGTGCCGTTAGACAATATTAAATCACCTGCCTGATTAGTAGCGGAAGGTGTCCAGTTTGTAGCATCTTCTTGGTCTGACCACCGTATGAGCATAGTGTTTAGGGAAGATGACCCTAAATCGTTACACCCAAAACAAAATACAAACCTGCTTATGTCAGATACTAATACTAAGTTTTGGATGGTGGGTACGTTAGATGCGCCACTTAAAGAAGACAGAGCTACGCCTCTTTGATTTAAGTTGTTTACAGCAGATGCATCCCAATAGAATAACGTGCCTCCACGAGTGCCAAATATAAGGTCTTCACCAAAGTTAGCTTGGCTCCATTGACGTACTTCTTCTACGGACTCAGCGCCTACGCCCCAAGCTCCTTGTCCCCAAGCCGCCGCGCCCCAACCTTGAATAGGTATAGCAAACGCAGGGCCAATATTTATCTGGTAGGCCGCAGTAACTGAATTACCACCGCCTGTAGCACCGCTTGAAGCGTTTGAACCCGCAGTAATTGTATAAGATGTTGCACTGGCAAAGTCTATTATTTGAAATTCACCATTTAAGTCTAACCCACCTACAGCAGCTCCACCGCTAAAAGTAACAAAGTCCCCTATTACATATCCGCCAGTAGTGTCAGTAACAACAACATTAGCAGAACCACTAGTAGTAACAAACGGGTTATTACCAAGAGTAGCCGCTGCCTTACGTAAAGGAGTTATGTCGTAGTAACCACCCCCGTTCTCAAGGTAAAACTTTAGGTTTGTACCTAAACCTACTAAGTTCTGACTGCCTAGTGTTACCCAGTTCCATATAGATCGACATACACCCAAAAACAATGCGTCAGATATACGCTGCCACCCACCAATCTTTTCCGGCGTACCTTGACGAAACCGCACCTTATCACATTCGTACCAACCACCTTCGTTAGTATATCTAGTGTTTTCGCGGTTAACGCCTGCTTTCAGTGCTAGTTTTTTGAGCGGCATAATCTTTTCCTAGTAACACCAACACATCTGTTCAGTCTTACGCGTGTCTACGTGTACAAAAGTTTTAGCAACCCCTACGGACATTCCCATAGCTGAAGCATGTTTTACAATAGCTAGGCGTTGTGCGCCTCCAGAGACTTTAATGTCAGCGGCAATGCCGGATGCATGGGTTCCGGGAGTACTTTTACGGGCTTCTGCGCTGTGAGTTTTACTGCGAAACCCGCTGGTAACTACAAACGGAAAGCCGCAGGCCGCACGTAAATGGTCAAGAGCTTTAATAAACTCAATATCCATAGAATTCTCGCCTGTCTCTTGGCAATTAAAATCTTCAACTTTAAAATACTTAAACATTACTTTTCCCTTGCTACAGAATTCTTCTTTTCGTATGAACGCATGGCTCCCATTCCTAGCATTCCCATGAGAACAGGCGTTAGTAGAGAGGGATCAACTGTTGGAACTTCAAACCAGATAGAAAGTATTTGAGATATAATCACATTGTAGGCAAGGCCCACACCGCACGTCCAGCCGACGAAGGGTCTCCACCCGCCGATAAACAGAGAACCCGACTGGGCTTCAGCCTTGTTTAACTCAATTTGAGCAATGGCATTTTGAGCCGATGCTTTGTCGCTCATGGTAGCAATTTCATGTGCTAGAGCGTTCTTTTGATCTTTATCTTCTATGAACTTGTCAAGAAGTCCCGTTACTGGGCCGATTAAAGAGGCGACTATACTCATTACAATACCCTATCAAGTAAGGCGGAGCCTAGTATTAAAGGATACATACTCCAAAGCATAAGTTCCGCTTTCTTAAACTTTGCAGAGCCACTGTCTAACTGCTTCTCTATGTTAGCATACCGGACACTACATTCTTTCTCGTGTCCCTCAAGACGGATTAGGACTTCCTTTGCAGTAGCCACTAGGCTTCTTCAACTTCTTCTTCGACTACCTCAACACTGGCTTTAATAGCGTTAGCGTAGGCTGATATAACGACATTAAGCTCTGATGCCCGCATTTGGTGGGCGTTAAGTTCTGTTCTTAACTCGTTAATACGGTTTACGTTAGATATAGCTTCTGGAGTTAAGTCTTCTTCTTCGTATGTTACGTCATTAATAGTAATCATTTTGTCTCCTCAAGAATTATAGTGTACACTTTTAGCTTCTCAGCCTTACCTTTTGCTTCAATAGGTGGTAATGATTGTAACTCACTATTGGCCTTTTGTGCAGTGCTCTGACCTATCAGTATATCAACACCCGCCGCTTTAGTTCCAGATTCAAGCCTAGCTGCAATGTTAACAGCATCCCCTATGGCTGTATAGTCAAAGCGTTGATCTGACCCCATGTTGCCAATGATCGCATATCCACTGTTTATGCCTATACCTATCTTGATTGCAGGTAGTCCTCTCTCACCAAACTCAACATTAAGTGCCTCCATATTAACTTGTATCTGTCTGGCACACTTTATAGCCCAGTTCTCATGGTCTTCTAGGTCTAGGGGCGCACCAAATATAGCCATCATGGCATCACCTATGTACTTATCTACCATGCCATAGCATTCGGCAACGGCAGATTGCTGGGCTGTAAGGGCTTTATTCATTATATAGGCCACTTCTTCGGGCGTTACACTCTCTGACAGGGCCGTGAACCCACGAACATCAGTAAACAGGAACGTACAGTACCGTTTTTCACCTCCTAAACGCAGTAATTCAGGGTTTTCTTGTAGTCTTTTGACCTGCCGTGGATCTAAGTAGTGTTCAAACTGCTTCTTAATCTGTTGTCTTAGCTTGTATTGTTCTTTATAATTTAGATAAAATGTAACACTAGCAACT